AAGGAATGTCGCCTAGTAATGGGCGATGTCATCACCTGTTCGGCCCACCGGGATTGCAAACAGGCTCGCTTCTTTAATGAGTGTGAGCTAGTTGCCCAGGAGCTGATGGAACATGGGTTCGAGGAGGAAGAGGCACAATCTTATTCTCCTCGACTGGTTAAACGGGGTATTAGCGTGGAAACGTGGATCCGTACTGGAATGCTTTTCCTGCTATTTACCTTTTTACCAGTAGTGCAAGGTGCAGATAATGCTACCAATACTACGGACTACGCAGCTACGGCTGTGGTCCGTGCCACCTCTGGTCTTTTCAATAACATCATTTATGGATTCAGTTCCATTGTGATTGTTACTGGAAAGACTTTTTTAGGGTGGTTGGTCGCTGCTTTGCTCTTTCACGCCCATGGACCTGCTTATGTTGTGTTTGGATTACTTGTATTAGTGCCAGCCTCTATGTGTGCATTTACTGTACGCGTTTCGGCTATTTACGTACATCTCTTCCTGACCGCAGTGGCACAGTTGATGTTCGCGCTTGGAGACTTTCGAGACTCAATTGGACTCGCACTGACTTTGTTGATGTGGGGCCTTTTCTTTGGTGATGTCTTGATAGCCTACTTGGCTCGATTGCGGCAGGAACAAGACGCTAGGAAGGAAATTCCTGCTGCAAAACTTCTCTCTTTCAACTATGGTGAGGAGAAAATCTTTGTGGAAATTACGCAACCCAAATTTACTGAAAACCCTTGGCTATTTGACAAAGGATACAGTTTTTGGGGTGTGCATAATTCCTCAGGTTTTCAACGCATTTACTCAGTTGACATTGGGTCAGTCATAAAGGAAATTGCTGCTGATGTTGGCACCGTTCGATTACAGGTGCCGAAACCAGAATCGCATATTCCTGGCTCCGCAATGCAAGCCCTTAAGTGGGTAGATCACCCTTATATGTTGCGTATTTTTGACGAGCGGCGAGTTTATCTCGGCTGCGGTTTTAAGACGCTGTATAATGGTGAACCAGTGATGGCAACTGCCGCTCACAATCTGTGGTCTCAAGCGGGCGACAGAATTGTGCAGAGAGGCTTTTATGTTTCCGCTGGTTTTCGCATGGGAGTTGACCTAAAGCTTCCTTTGACTTTATTGACGAAGGATTTGGCTTATGTCACTGCGCTCAACTTTGATGGAAGAGACATCGCTTTGATTCGGCTCGGACCAAAGACTTGGGATTCTTTGGGTGTTACTACCCTTAGACCTGGTCATGCAGGGGCGACTTCGGTTGTTCGTGTGGTTGGATCGGCCGATGGGTTTGTGCTGAATTGTGCTATAGGAGAAGCAAGTAATTGCGCCCTAGGTTTCACTTATACGGCATCGACTTACAACAAGTGGTCAGGTGGACCAGTGCAAGCCGGTAGTGGCTTTGCCTGTGTCGTGGCCGTTCATACCACGGGTTGTGCGGAGGGTGGAAATGCTAATATGGGCGTGAGTTTGCCCATTGCTAGTGGTGAATCCCCCCCTACCAAGAACAAATTTGTGTTGCATGTGGATGATGAACGCGCTTTACAGTTTCTCGAGAAAAGAGATTCTGCTAAAGCTCGTTATTCTTTCGCGCATGACGTTACAGTCACCGACACAGATAGGGCAGGTAGGGTAGAGCGAAGAACCGTTTTCGCGCACCAAGACTGGGAGCCCAGAGAGTTGGCCAAGAAAGCCGTCAAGGCCTTCGAGGATGCTAAGGACTCTGTGCTTCCCAGCCTTAGGATTGCGGCTTACGGTCTTAAGAGGCATCTTGTTATTCTTATTCGCGCGTTCGCGCGTGGTAAGAATATTACTTTGCCTCGTGCTGACTCACCTGCCACCGAGGTACAGGACTTTCTGAGTTTGATACGAGTCATGGATGAGACTATGCCTCCACTCAGTCCCTCTGAGATCAGAGAATTTCGGGGTGACTTGGAGAAATGGGCAGAGTACAACCGTGTGCCGAGTTATCAGGCTTTGATGGAGTTGCTTTCATTTGCTTGGAATCGTGTTTCAATGCGAACTCAACCGGACACTATTTCCCTCAATTTGCATGGCCATGCGCCTACGATTGAGGAATATCGTATCGTGGATGATTTCACTGATCCCGAGACCCTCAATGACGAGTCAGTTGGTCAGAAGATCCAGGCGGGTAAGGTTGTGCGGGTAGCACACATACCCTTGGGTCGTCAAGATATGCTGGCTGAACATGAGGAGATAGCAGAGTTGGACGCTAAACGAGCGCATTATGCGCTGATGCGTCCGGAGAGTGATCTGTCGGCTGGCTTTAACTTCGGGGATGAGCGTACCCCGAGTTTTGGCTCACCAGAGAGTTCTGATCGGGTGTGGATGCAACCCTTGCAGGTTGCGGAGCCGGATGAGGGGAAGTACGCCCAGGGTGCGGGACAACTGGTTGTACAAATGGGAAACTTCCAACGCGAGGCCGGGACGAGTCACAGTCTCGCGGTTGGGAAAATGACTCAGATGTTTCAGAAGGAGTGGCGAAAGCTGCTCACTGCTCTGATGCGGAGTGCAAATCCGTCCATGAGTGGATCGGACTTGCACTACATGACGGAGAAGTACATGAAGCATCGCAGTGGGGATTATGCCAAGTACTTGAGCGCGTCGACTGCTTTGCTCTTAAAAGGGCTAGGCTCCGCGCCAATTACAGATGGCAAACATCTCAGCGGGTCACCCAAGGTTTCCCTATCCAGCTCGACGCCGGCTTCGTTGCTGGCGTCAAAATCCACAGCGGTAAGCGAGCAAAAGAAAGCGAGCACCTCAAGCGTGCCATGTCAAAGTGGCCCGAGCTCAGGGAGTACACAAGCCCTGAGCGAGGTGCGAGCGCTGAGCGAGCTAGCCTCCTCTTCCAAACCAGTCGTTGGCAGGAAGGGAAGGAACCGGAAGCAGAAATCCGGGAACAAGTGATGGAGTGGATGGTGGAAAACTATCCCAAAACCTATGTGCCTGCTTGGGCCCTTTATCGTAGTGATGAAGAGCTCAAACATGTCATACATGGTTTTCTTGGTAGGATTCCGGGTCATTCATCTCCAGGTATACCCTGGATGATGTATGCCTCCACTAATTCTCTGTTACTTGCTAGTATGTCCGTGGAGATTGAACAAGCCGTATATGAAAGGGTTAAGTTGATTCTTTCCCTTGAAGATAATATACGAAGATTGAGTCCAAGGTTGTTGATAATGCTTGGAGTTATGGATCCTGTGCGTTTGTTCGTTAAGGATGAACCACATACCATGGCAAAAGCTTTACAGCAACGTTGGAGACTCATTAGTAGTGTATCGGTGGTGGACAATCTCGTGCAGCGTTTGGCTTATACCATTCAAGATGAGGCAGAAATCCTTTGTTGGAATATGACTCCATCCAAGCCTGGTATTGGTTTTGATGCTGTGAAAGTAGGACAGCTGTTTGAGTGCGTGGAAGGGCATTACCCGGTACAGCACTCGGACATTTCTGGTTGGGATTGGTCGGTTAAATCTTGGGAGTTTGATTGGGATAGTGAGCGTAGGATTCGTCTAGCGCAACAGAAATCTCCTGTGTTTGAAACCTTGATTAAAGCGTGTGCTTATTGTACCAGTTTTTCTGTCTATGCAACTTCTGATAGTGCTTTGCACTTACAGGGTATGCGTGGAATTCAAAATTCTGGTGCTAAGAACACGGCTTCGACCAATTCGAGCGTGCGGGTCATGGCAGCAATCATAGTGGCAATTCGGAACAAGGTTCAGCCTTGGGCGATTGCCATGGGTGATGACTGTCTGGAGACCCCATCGGCTGATTGTGTAGCTCGGTATGCTGAGATTGGGCATTTGCTTCGTGAGAAGCATGTGTCCAATAGCGGTTTTTCTTTTTGTTCCCAGAAATGGGACCGCGTCCTATGGCAGTTGTGTGTTAAGGAGGGTAAAGAGCCTTTTGCGAGGCCTGAGAATCTCGTAAAGATGCTCTATCGTATCCTTAGTAAACCATATGACGTGGCGCTGAAATATGCTTTCCTGTTCGAGACTAGGCATTCTCTCGACTGTATGAGAGCATGGCAGTGTCTTATCGAGGTAGGATGGGACCTCGAAGTACAAGATGCCGCCCAAAAAGTCCAAGAAGAAAGTGAAAACTAAGATGCCCAAGAAGAAGGCTGCCAGTAAAAGGAAGAAGAAGAG